CCAAGGCCGAAAGAAGTCAGTGCAGCCTTAAAAGAAGTAATTAGAATGTTAAAAAAATGACACAAGACGAAGCAAATTTCATTAACGAACAAATCTTGCCTGTTTTCCAAAAATGGAAGCAGACTCAAGTATTGAAAATGACACCTGAACAAAACGTGGAGTTCAGAAGGGTGTATCAAGAGGAAATGGGGCAACCATTACCAACCTGTGGCAACTGTGTGGTAGAAGGGATGTTGTCAATGATTATCAGAGCCGAGGCGATGATTGAACAAAAACCAAAACGCAAAAGGAGAAAACGCATTGAAAAAACACACGAAGATTTACCTAAAGGAGATGAACTATCACCCGACGGATTGGATAGCCTGTGAGTTATGCGGAGACACAGCCGTTGACATTCACCACATAGAGGCAAGGGGTATGGGTGGGGGAGATAAAGACACGATTGAAAACCTGATGGGGTTGTGCAGGTCATGTCATGTTGAATACGGTGATAAAAAGCAACACAAAGCGATGTTAAAGGTTGTGCATAAAGTTAAAATGAATGAACGAAAATGAACATACAAGTAGTTAAAATCAAGGACATCAAGTCCAACCCTAGTAACCCTCGTGTTATTAAGGATGAGAAATTTCAGAAACTTTGCGAATCAATCAAAGCATTCCCAAAGATGTTAGAACTCAGGCCGATTGTTGTCAATGATGATATGGTAGTGTTAGGTGGTAATATGCGATTGAAAGCATTAACACACATTGGACTAAAAGAAGCACCGGTTATAAAGGCTTCTGATTTAACAGAAGAGCAGCAACGCCAATTCATCATCAAGGATAACGTAGGTTTTGGTGAATGGGATTGGGATTTGCTGGCAAACGATTGGGATTCTAGCGAAGCGGAAGAATGGGGATTAGATGTATGGCAGCCGCCAACCGATGCAGATTATAGCATATTGGATGACTTGGATGTAGATGATGAAATGTCAACTATGGAAGATGGGGTAAAAAAAGCAATACAGATTGAGTTTGATGTTGAACATTACCCTGAGGCACAAGAGATAATTAAATTTTGGCGTGAACGCGAGGCTTACATTGGAGGCATGATATTAGAACACTTAAGAGAAGAAAAAAATAAATTATGAAATGCCTTGTTATCATACCCTCTAAAGCAAGGCCTGATAATATTGCAAAATACACTATTCCTTTTGTGGAAAGTATGGGGTTGGATTATCGGATATTTGTTGAACCACAAGATGAACAAAATTACATAGCATTCCCAAACGTCATTATATTGCCGGCCAACAACAGGGGGCTAGGTTATTCTACAATGTATGCTAAAAAATATGCAATAGATAATGGGTACGATTTGATTTTTAAAATTGATGATGATGTTCAAGCCATTGGAGAAATTCAAAAGGACTTAGATAAAATACTCGCATCATTTAAAATATCCAAAGTGGGTGCAGTTGTTTTCCCTTATGATTTTGAATTCTATGCCAAAACAGAAAAGTTATTTACTCGTGTAAATAAAAGAATACAAACGTGCTATATAATAAGAACATCATTATATAAACCAAGTGAAGAAATAAGCACATTTGAAGATTTTTATGAGTATTTGTTACTAAGGCAAAAAGGATATGATACATTGTATTGCTCAAAGCATTTAATCAAGTGTTCACCAGTTGGTCAAGGTAAAGGAGGTTTGCAAGTTTTTGACAGGTCAGAAATGGCACTAAAAGAAATACAGATATTCAAAAGCATAGACCCAAGCATAGACGTAATTGAAAAGCCAAAAAAACCGTGGAAATTTGAACCAAAGTTTACAGACAAAAAATACAAAAGCAAAGCAATATGAAACGCATAGATTTAATACCTCAAGAACACAATGTCAAAATCGGTGATGTTTGCCCATACATTGAACCCAACATTACAGAGGATTGCATATTCTATGCTGATGGTCAGCCGATTGGTTTTTACATAACCAAAATGCCTGAAAGGGCTTGCAAGTTTGCAGATTTAGCAGACAAAGAATTTAATAGTGAAAATGTGCCAAAAAGCAATATGGACAGAAAGCCTACTGATGGGTTTGACGAGGAGAAAGGGATATACAAATACAAAAACATAGTCACACAAAAAAGCACCATATTAGGCAGTGTGCCACCAAAACCACACATGAGAAGACCATACCCAACGATGAGTTCTGTACATCAGGTTAAATCAGCAAAGATATTTGTTAAGGCTATGCTTGGTTTGGCATTAGAATCAGAAAAGGTCATACAAGAAATTTTACCTGAACAATATAAAAAACAATTAGAGTTATTTAAGTACGTTCCCAAAGAGTGGAGGTTTGCCAATATGTTTACATCATCAATAAGCAATTACAACATATCAGCACCATTTCATCGTGACACTGGCAACATACAAGGGGCTGTCAACGTCATCATTTGTAAAAAGAAAAACACAAAGGGAGGTGACTTACACATACCTGATTATAATACAACCATTGGCCAAAAAGATAATTCAATGTTAGTTTACCCTGCATGGAGGAACGTACACGGTGTAACGCCCATTGTGCCAACACACGAAGATGGTTATAGGAATACACTGGTGTTTTATCCTTTGAAAGCATTTTTAGAAAAAAAATAAAAAAAATTTTGCAATAACAAAAAAAGGTTGTTTCTTCGTGTTATGAAACAAGAAAAAAACAACACACAAATTTTAGATTTAAGCACAGAAATGGCTTGGGTAACTTTCATGAATGAGAACTGGGAAAATGTATGGCATCCTGTATGCGACATTAACGGCAACCAATTAAAGTGGATTGATTCGACAACCATCATGGATTACTGCAAGTTATTGTACAATGGCGAACAAGTGACGATGGGTATTGCACCCACTTCACAGATGGTAATTAAAAACGCAGTTAGGGATAACATTTAATCAAAGGACATGAAAAATACAGGATATCACGGTTACGCAAATTACCCTACTTGGTTAGTAGCACTTCACATCAACAACGATGAATCTTTACAGTATCATGCCATGCGTATTTGGGAAATGGGCAACCAAGATGATTGTGATTGGGGGCTATACGATTATGGTCAAGCACTGAGGGAATGGTTTTATGAATTGAATGATGCAGTGAGCGAAAGAATACCTAATTCGCATTTAATCAATGACTTAATGAATGCTACTTTATCAGAAGTAAACTGGAGGGAGTTGGCAGAACATTTTGCAGATGATTACAAAGAAATAACAGTGAACTAAATTGGCTAACGAACAGAATCTTATACCGTTTAAAAAAGGACAGTCAGGAAACCCTAAGGGTAGGCCTAAAAAGGTCGAAACTATCCTTAGGGAGGCTTTCCTAGATGAGTTCAACGTTAAACTCACAAGAGGACAAACAGAGGACATTATAAAGAACATTTTAAGCAAGAGCAGAACAGAACTGATTGAACTGGCAAAGGATGATAATTTACCGTTTTGGATTTCCATGATTGCAAAGAAAGCAACAAGGGATTACGAAAAGGGCAGCATACACCTGTTAGAACTATTATTTGACCGTGTGTATGGCAAGCCCAAAGAAACGATAGACCAAACGATTGAAGCCAAAACAATATCAGTGACTTTAAACCTAGACAACCCAAAGGATAAATAATATGGATGAAATTACATTTTTAGGCAACGCATGGTCAGATGACTATGGGTTAAACGTTACAGTAAACGTTGAGAAGTTTAAACAGGCTATCGCAGATGGAAGCCTTGAAATTAACAAGTACGGGGATGTTCGCATTCGTGTGCAGCAACTAAAGCAGGTGAATGACCGGTCAAAGGCTACTCATTATGTAGCAGTACCAAAACCACCTAAGCAAAGAAACGATTCACCATTTTGAGGGTACTCGTTTTAATGGACGGTATGAACGGGGTTGCCTTTCACAGGCTTTATACCCCGTTTGCCCGTTTACAAGTTGACCACGGTGTAACAGTTGATGTAAGTCAATCTCAGGATGAGTGGGCAAGCCTTGAATATGAGAAATACGACGTAGTTATTTTTAACCGGTGGTTAGGAAGTTTGCAGTACAATATACTTCCGATATTAGCCAAAAAGAAAATACCATTTATACTTGACTTGGATGATTATTGGGTTGTCCCGAAACATAACCCTGCATACAAGTTTTACAAGGCTTATTTGAAGAACGGTGTAAAGGATGCCATGTCCTATGCGGATGCAGTAATGGTGACAACAGAACAACTCAAAGAAAAGGTTGAAGAGTTCAATAGCAATGTAGCAATCGTGCCAAACACCATTGACACAACTCAAAGCCAGTGGAAAGAAGAAGTAATACACCCTTTGACTATCGGTTGGGTTGGCGGCTTATCACATACAGAAGATTTAAAATTGTTGTCAGACCAAATCAAACCAATATGCGAGGAATACGGTGCAAGGTTCTTGATGTGTGGTTTCCATGAAAACGTCAAGGAATGGTATGAAATGGAAAAGGCAATCACTGGCGAACCAAGATATAAACGGCCTGAATGGTTTCAAACGAGAACCGGCACAAGGGCTGACAAATACGGTGCATATTATTCAGAAATTGACATAGCACTAGCACCTTTAACGGCTGCACACTTTAACCGTTATAAATCAGAATTGAAAATCATAGAGGCATCGGTATATAAATTGCCTATTTTAGTTAGCAAGGTTGAACCATACACTAACCACATAGACAATAAGGGGGTCACGTTTGTAGAAAAAAATGACTGGCAAACACCATTGAAAGCAATCTTAGAATCAGAAAACTGGGAACAACAAGGTTTATTGAACTATGAGTATTGCCAAGTAAAACACGACATACGAGAAGCCAACAAAAAACGAATAGAAGTAATCAAAAAGGTAATTGATGGATATAGCCTATGATAGACCATATTTGACAACGTATCAAAAGGCAATACTTGACAGTGATGCCCGATATACAATTACAGCCGCTTCCACAAAGACAGGGAAAACGGCCAGTCATATTATATGGTTATTCGAACAGGCTTTAAATATAAAAGAGCATCAATCCGTATGGTGGGTTGCACCAGTTTACCAACAAGCGGAAATAGCATTCAGGCGTATGCGTTCCCAAGTGAGTGAACGTGATTTTTTTCAAGCCAACGAATCCAAATTAGTATTAACAACCCCTATCGGCTCAAGGATTGAATTTAAGTCAGCAGAGAAGCCTGACAACCTTTATGGGGATGATGTTTATGCAGCCGTATTTGATGAGGCATCACGAGCAAGGGAAGAGGCATGGTTCGCACTTCGTTCAACCTTAACAGCAACGCAAGGCAAATGCAAACTAATTGGAAACGTCAAAGGTAAAAAGAACTGGTTTTACAAGTTGGGTGAACGTGCAAAAGCCGG